TCCTCACCCTTAAAGTTAATAATTGTACCCATCTCACTTATTACTATTCATTTTGGTTAGTTACACGAAAGCCATCTAATTGGTTTCAACCTGCTTAATCGAATATCTATAATAAGAGATGGTTAACAGTTTATTTTTCGGAAGCGAATTCCTAAAAGACCTTCGTAAACCAATTACTCTCTTATTATAATAAAAATAAGCGCTAGTCTTCTAATCTTATACAAGATTATTTACTGCACTTATAACGTACCAAAAAGACCTGCTATGGTCCCTACTTTGCCCTTATAAAATATTTACTTGTGTCGTAATTTTTATCTATTGTGTCTTAATTATATCTTCTTTTTCTTCTATAGTTATCCATTTAGCTTTAACAAATATATCTAAATCACTTTTAGTATAAAGTCCCATATTGTAATATTCTTTAATATAACTAAGCATTTGCATTACCTCCTAATTCTGCTATTCTTAATAGTAAAGATGAGTTTAATTCTTTCTGTTTATTTAATTCTATTTGTATCTCTGCATTATCTTTAAGCAATTTTGCATTTAAGGATTGTTGTTTCTGTTGTTCTAATTCTTTATCAGATTTCAGAACATCTTCATATTCATAGAATATTGATTTATCTGCAGGATTCCAGTACATTATGGCTTGTTTATTTTCCATATACTTTGGTTCTGGTATATTTTCTATAAGAATTCCTTCTTGTTCTAATTCTTCTTTTGTTTTGTGTAGACCATAAACATTGTTAAAAGGCATATAATGTATAAATTTTGCCTTAATTTTATTTTCTTCAATCTTTTTTAGTTCACCTAAAAATATCATAATTTCTACCTCCTATATTAATTGATATACTATTATACTAAAACTTTATAAGCTAGCTTGATTTTATTAATAACATTGTTATTATAAAAATATATACAACCATCTTTATCTGATCCTAAAAAATGATCATCTGTACAATTATAAGAACAGATAATATTACCACTTTTATCTATTTTATGAAGTATACTACCTGTATAAATATATAAATATTTTCTTAAAAAATCTAATTCAATATATTTACATTCTAAACCGATCTGTTCTGTTTTATTTGTTTTAATATTATATCTCCATATTTTTTTATTAGAATCATACCAATATACATATTCACCTAACATTACACTATTTGATTCATAAGGTAATGATTTTTTTTCTAATTTAGTTATATCACCATTTACATTAATTTTATAATAACTACCACTTGAAGAATTAGAACTGATATAAAAATCAGTTCCATCTGAAAATATATTTGAAAAGTCATATTTAGTGTTCCATCCAAATAAACATTTACTCCATATAACATCTGCATAACTTAAACTAAATAAAAAAACTTCTCCACTATATTCATTATATCCACAACAAATTCCATCATTATTTATTGCAACTCCACCATAACCATAATAACTATAAGCTCCCTGGCCTCCAAAGTCATAAGCCGATATTCGTTCAATATCACAAGTTTCTGCATATACTCTATAATAATATTCTCCGCTATGTTTTAATCCTTTATTAAAAATATAAAAAGAATTATTATGGAAAAAGATTTTATAAATATCATCAAAATAAGTATAATAACCTGAGCTAAAACCGTTATGATCTATTTTCTTCGATAATATTAAATTCCCATCTAAACTATATTTCTTTATAGAATTTTTCCAATTAATTACATATATATAATCTTTTATAAAAAATAGCATACCAGAATCCATATTTTTAGAAAAAATATTTTTAATTGAGAATTCTACATTCTCAGCATTTATCAAATCATTTTGTGTATACCCTGTTTTTATATTTTTAATTTTACTTGATAAAGTATCATACGAATCGCTACCACTTGCTGGTACTCCTTTGCCAGTAATAGCAGTAGCTACTTTAGTTTTCCCATTACTGGCAGAGGTAAAAAGCTCATTTATAGCTCCTGTGATTGTTTTATCTTTAGTTAATCTTTTATTATCTGTCGTAATATCAGCCAATTGTTCATCAATCGTTTGTCCATTCTCTGTTTTTATATCACTGGCCGTTAATACAACATTTCCTATTTTTTCATTAACTTTTGCTACTGGAATTTTAATATTTTTTATTTTATTATCTAATATTTCTAAATCTGACTTTTTAGCAAAAATTATTGTTGGGTCTATTTTAAGGGTTACATTTTGTGTATTAGAAACTTCTAAATTCATTCTCATTAGTAGTTCTTTTGTACTACCATCTGCAGCAACTGGTTTGTATGTTTCTGGACACTTAGCTACACCCAACATGTTATTTTCTTCATCGAAAATTCCATATTCTCGTATCATAAATCCACCAACATTAGCTGGTATCATCATTTCTATGTTTATCCAATTGGGATTTTCTTCATCTACAGATATATAATTTATATTTCCTTCATATACGGTATTAACCAAATCCTCCTGTCCTTCTGTTGGATTATAATAAGTTCCTCCTCCATCTCCGACTTTCATCTTAACAAAGTTAACCTTACTTCCAAATCCAGCACTATTAGCTATTTTAGCTTTACCTATTTCTGTGAGTAAGGTATAAAATTTTTCTGCCAAGTTTATCCCTCCTTTGGATATGTTGTTATAGTTTCTAATCCTGCGTTGCTACCCATAGCTATGTTAACTTTACCTTTAGATGTTATATCTTTAGGCATCCATGGATATACTGTTATTTCTTCACCTGTAGTCATACAGGATCCAATATAAACAGGGAATTTAATCTTTTGTACTAAAGTAGAACTTAACATCATATTACATGGAATTATATATCTAAAGTTATCTATTATTTCATTAAACATACTCCAATTAAAAGTAGAAATAAATACTTTTAATACATATTCATCATTAAGTACTTCAACTTTATAATTTCCTTCACCAAATAAAGTTTTTAATTTATGTTCCAAAGCCCTTTGAGTTATAGGCATCTTATCCATTTTTCTATTTTTAATTCTTAACTTTCTAAACTCTAATGTATCATTTAATAAATCAGCTCTAATTTTAAATAACTTTTCTTGATGTTTTATTCCATAATCTGTTGCGGTGTCTATAAAATTTTCTTTTAGAATTCTTTCTTGTCCTTTTTCAATTAATTCTAACTCTATATTTTCAGTAGCCATTATATTTTTAAATTCTTCTATATCAGCTATTTGTGGTGGTAAAAAATCAATTAATTTCTTTTTCAATTAATACCACCTCTTTAAACATTGGCACTTCTTCAGTGCCTAAAGTTAAATTCTCTTCCTTGCCATTTATCTTAGTATTAAATAAGTCTGCCACACCTTCTACATTCAAAATTCTAGCTTCAATTTGGCTAATTCTAACTATTGTATTATCATCTTCATACCATTCTTTTCTAAGGTTTAAAAAATAATCTTTAATAACTTTTTCTATATCTTCTTGAACTTGACCAATAGTAAGTCCTCTCTTTAATAGAAGTTTTGTTTCTATAGTTATTTCTATATCTTTAGCACCTAATACAGTAACGACATGACCTACTGGAGCAACACCAAAACCTTTGCCTTGGTTTGGTACTGGATCTAGTATAGTTTGCACCTTGTCTATTAATTCTATTGTAGGAACACTATAATCACTATCCAGAAAGATTATTTTTACAGTGCCCCCGCCATTCCATATAGGAAACACTTTTACAGTTCCAACACCTTCAATAGCTCTAGTATTAATTTTATAATCTGCTATATTACCTCCATAAGGTTTCTCATTTAAATGCTCTACATATCTATTAAATAAACTATAATTATCTTCTTCATCTTCTCCTGGTATAATAAGTTCTCCCAATGTAGCAATGGAAAGTCCTTCAATATATTCAATTGGTATTAATGGTCCTGTTATAGAGTTTCCCTCTATACCTGTTGTTTCACATTGCATTTTATATAAACCAGTAGAAATTTTTCCTACAGCAATAAAATTAAAATCTTCTATAGAAAATCTACTATTCAAAGGAATATCTATTAATTCATTTTCTTCGTTATAAAAGTATCCTTTTTTAATTGCATAAGTTGCTTTTTCTCTTCTAAGACCTTCTTCTGCTACCCTTAAATCTAAAAGTTCAGGTGGCATATCAGGGCTTGCAAAAGTACATTTTAAAAAGTAGTCCATATCGGAATACATTTTAGCAACTTCTTGAGCTGCTGGTGCTAAAGCATTATAAATTATAGAACCTTCTCTTTTATCTAAATCATTAGATATTTTATTCATCATCCTATCTAGAATCACTTCTTCGGTTTGATCTTCAAACAACTATCTCACCACGCTTTCAGTAAATTCTCCATAAATAGAAAAGACGGTAAAACTTACTTCTACACCGTCCTTATCATACTTAAATATAAAATTATCAACATTGTTAATCCTATCATCTTGGCTTAAAGCTTCTCTTATTCTTCTTTTAAACTCACTTTCTGCTATATCCTTTTGTCTACCTATAAGTCCACTAAGTTCACTCCCATAGTTCCAACTATAGATAAGATACTCATATCTTTCTGTGTTTAGAATTAAAGCTATAGCTTGTTTTAAGGCTTCTACATTATCTATAAATCCTACTATTCTATTATCTTTAATTTTATAAGTCTTTGTAGGTTCAATTATTTCTTCTACTTCTACATCTTCATCAAGTATTGCACCTCGTGGTAATATACTAACCTCACTCACACCTACACCACCTTATCTAAGATTACATACTGTTGTCCACCTTGAACTCTAAGTAATAGAACTTTATCACCTTGTTTTAGACCTTCTCTAATTAATAATTTATCTAAAGATGTTTTTAGGTTACTATTAATAGAACTATCTATATAATTGTGTGTATGTTTTAAATCTACCTCATATCTAATTAAGCTTTCAGGAATAATAAAAAAATCTCTATCTAATATAAGTTTTTGATCCACCTTTATTTTTAAATCCTCTGCATTTATAACTTCACCAAAAATTATTTCTACAGGTTTGCCAGCTCCTACTGCTCCCATACTTGCTTTTTTAATTGTATCTATCATCCCCATATCTACACCACCTTTAAATCAAAATCCATTACTAAATTACCTTTTTGAAACTTGTGTGTAGCCTCTTCTATAAGATAATACTGTTTTATTCCCTTTTCTTTTATATCTACATACACGCCACTACCAGCTCTTAATTTTAAGTCTGCTGCTATATCTGTGCTAATAACATCTTTTAATTTTAAAGTCTTAGTTTCTCTATTCTTAAGCTTTAGCGCGGCGTTAACCATTTCTTGAATTTGTGCTTTGTTCATTTTTTCATCTACTTTTTTATAATATTGAAGCCTTCCCCATTTAGCTATATTTCTACTATCTTGTGCTATATAAACATCTCTGCCCTTAGTATCTTTATTATCTCTTACTATTTTAACTCTATTATAAGTATCACTATCTATACTATTTTTCCAATCATAATCTCCTAAGTTACTATCATCACTAATAACTACAGGTTGCTTCATGTTATTTATATTTTTTAAGTTTAAATATCCAAAATCATCATATAATGTATAAGTTCTTTTATTATTCATTAGGGTTTTTTCTAAAGAACTATATATTATATCTAGTAATTTTTTATCATCTTCTAATAACTGTGGTATGACATATCCTGTATCTTCTATAGTTCCTACTCTCAATCCTATATCTTTAGCAATTTGCATTAAAATTTGACTTGCTTTTTTATTTTTAAACACATAAGTATCATTAAATAAAAGATATCGTAATTGATCATAAGCAGTTACTTTTGTAATTGGATTTTTACTTCCTCCATTTTCAAATGCATATCCATAAAACACTGGATTACCATCTACTTTAAAACTTATTACATCACCATTATTTATAGTAATTTGCTTATCTTTTAATATTTCAAAATCCAAACTAGAGGGTTTATCTTTTCTTTTAGTTTTCCAAGTAACTTCGTTTGTTAATTCAGATATATCAAATACATTCCCATCTTTATTATCCAGTAACAATTGTATATTCAACCTATCACCACCTATGGAAGCCTTAAAACTTGTCCTGTATATATTAAATTAGGATTCTTAATTTTGTCTTTATTTAGATTATAAATTTGTGGCCACTTATTACCATCACCTAAATATCTTTTAGCTATATGCCACAACGTATCATTACCGCTAACTGTGTGTGTTTTAGGTTTATTAGTATTACTTGGTCTTGTAGCCTTGGAATTTGCTATTACTTTTTTCACAGATTGATTAGCTGCTGCAGTTTTTGGTGTTACTATAACTACTTTTTTAGCAGCATAGTTTTTATATCTTTTTAGTTCTATAGAATAATGTATATCTCCAACTTCCCCACCTTCTTCGCTAGGTTTAAAACTTTCTATAGTAAATAGATCATTTATCTCTAAAGGGCTACCAGTAAAGATGAATCTTATCTTTTGTTTTTTATCTCTCCATTCTCTAATTTTTGCAATATAAAAGCTCGGAGAGAATAATTGCTCCGAGCTTACATATGGCCCTTTATTTAATGGAAAGAAACTTTCAAAACTTATTTCAGTTAACTTCGGTAAATTTATTGTATTAATTTCACCTAAATTAATTATATCGTATGTTTTATTATTTCCATCTTCATCAAATTCAATTTTCTCTGGTAATACTGGGAGTATAAATCCTTCTTCACCATCATTAATTCCTAAATATATTTTATACATTAAGCATATACCCCCTCGGCGCTGTTAACTAATTCATTTTCCATGTAATTCTCTATTTTAGATATTATTTTATTTATGTCCGCTTCCTCCTTAATATCACCAGTAGTAACCTGTACTGTTGGGGTTAAAGTTACAAAGTTTTGTATACTTTCCATTTCTGCTAAATCCCTCATCATTTCTAGATGTTCATTAGAAATGTCTATTTTATCATCTATATTTTTAAGGTGATTGTTAGCATCTTTCAATCCTTTATTTCCACTTGGGGATTTACTACCTTTATTTTTACCATCATCTCCTGCAGTTCCTAATGTTCCTGGTCCTTGTGCTTTATTCCATGCTGCCATATCTGGCATTTTACCCATGTCTGGAATATTACCCTTATTAAATATATTTCCTAAATCAAATTTATCACCTATGTTTTTACCCACGCCATACCCTGAATCATATGCCTTACCATATTCAAACCTATCTAGATGCATTGCAGAAGAATCCATCTTTTGAAATTGAATTTTAGGTTTACCAACTAATTTATCAACAGCACCTTGAAGTCCACTTTGCCAATTACCTACTGCATTGGCAAGGTTCGAGCCGAATATCGTATCTATAGCGGAGGCTATACTTTTAAGTATCCCTAAAACTTCATCTGCCATTGCTGCAAATAGCCTAATTATAGAACCTATAGGATCATTAAATACATTAGCGAAGAACTCCGCAAATGCAGCAAAATGATTATAAAACAAAGCTATAATATCAACAACTAAATTATAAAATGCTACAAATAAATTTCCTATAAAAGCAAGTGCTACCATAAATGATCCTGCAATAACTCCAGTTGCTGAAATACTTGTACCCGCTAAATGATTCACACCTGCTACAGCTGCGTAAAATAAAGCTATTAATATAATTATTGCAATAATAATCCAAGTAATAGGACATACCGCTAATGCTGCATTTAATCCCTCTTGTGCAAATGTTAAAGCAATTACAGCCGCTGTTTCTGCCCAAGATGCAATAGTATGTCCAATTTTAGCTCCAATATCCATTATAGTTGTTAACCATGCAATTCCCATTGTTGCATTATAAGCTATCATTGCAGCTACAATTCCCCAAACAATAGGACTAATTATGCTCCAA